AATTTTCCAGTTGATTCAAAATCTTGTGCCATACTATATCCTCCTGTTTATTAAATTATAAAGCAATCGACATTGCCGTTGCAAAGCCTTTACTTGCAAAACTTGCATTTGATTCAATGTAAGTAGTTAAGTCTGTTACTGCTACTTGTACCATTGTTCCATTGTCATTAACCACTAATCTATCTGCATCAGCTAATGTTGTAGATGTAGCACTTGTATTTCCATCTACAATATTTAATTCTGCCGCAGTACTTGTAACACCATCTAGAATATTTAATTCTGCGGCTGTTGAAGATACTGCTGTACCATTTATTGATAAAGCATCAGTTTCTAATGTTCCATCAACATCTACATCACCAGATATATCTAATTCACCTGCTATTATTTTAGCTTCTGTACCACTAAATACTTCAGAAGAATTACTAGCGGCTGTAAGAAAAGTAAATCCTGTTGCACTGTCATCATAACCAAAGAAACCTATTCTTGCTGATGAGCCATCATGGTATCTAAATTCAATACCTCTATCTTTATTATCATCAGAACCCGGAGCACTGTCTCCACCTAAAGTAAATACTGGGTCATCAACTGTAGTTGTTGTACTATTTACAGTTGTCGTAGTTCCATTAACAGTAAAGTTTCCAGTTATAGTTAAATTATCATTAATAGTTACTTCAGAAGTTGAATGACCAATTGAAATTGGTACTCCAGAAGTTGCAGTACCTATAGTTATACCATTTGATGTATTAGAGTTATCTATATTTAATGAAGTTGTTGCGTCTAATGAAATTGTTGTACCATCAACAGCAAGAGTTCCATCTATATCTGTATTATCTAAATTAGATGTTCCATCAATATCCATATCACCAGATATATCTAATTCTGTTGCAATTACTTTATCATTAAATGTTGCCGCACCTGCCGCACTCATATCGAGAGTTAAAGCTGTTATATCAGAACTTGAATCAGTTCCTTTAAATATAATATCAGCATCACCTGCTTGAGCATCTATTGTAATATTACCAGAAGATGTAGCTAAAGTTACTGCCGCATCACCTGTAGAAATATCATCTGCCGCTATACTTGAACTTGTATAAGTATTAAGTGCACTAACAGCAACTTGTTTCATTGTACCATTATCATTTAAGATAATTTGGTCAGCATCAACAATAGTTACTGTTGAAGCACTAGTATTACCATCTACAATATTTAATTCTGTTACAGTAGAATTTATACCATCTAAAGCATTTAATTCTGAAGCAGTAGCAGTTACTCCATCCATGATATTCAATTCTGCGGCTGTAGCAGAAATTGCAGTACCATTAAAGTTTATTGCATCTGCATAAACTGTACCATCAAAATATCCATCTTTAAATTCATATGAAGAAGAACCTAAATCTATATCATTATCTGTTACAGGTAAAATAGAACCATTATTAAATGTAATTTGGTTATCCCCACCTGCTGCAATAGTTATTACATCTGAACCACTAAAAGTAATTGATGTATTAGTATCACCATCACCTGCAATGCTATCTAATTGAATACTACCTACATTTGTAATAGCCGCATCACTAAAGTCTAAACTTCCTGTTACATCAAAATCTCCACCTACAGATAAATTACCTGCAACTGTTGCATTAGCACCACTAAATGTTACTGCTGTCGTAGTACCAGATTTAAGTATTAAATTTCCAGAAGTATTTGTTGCACTACCAAAAGTAGTACCACCATCTTTAAAAAATATATCTCCACCATCTGCATCAAGAACAATATCATCTCCTGCATCAAGTGTTACATCTCCTCCAGAAGTTACTGTTAAATCAGTTCCATCACCACTTATATATTCGCCACCTTCGTCATAAAGATATAATTTTTTACTGCTATCAATTACTACATCATCAGCAAATTTAAAGTGGTCTTCATCTTCCATCCAATATAAAACACCATCTGATGTTTCACCATCAAATGTCATTGTAATATCAGTACCTGCTGTACCTGCTCCAAATGTTAATGTGTTACTAAGTAATTTTGTAATTGGGCCACCTTCAGCACTTGTACCATCATGTGAATGCCCAGTACTTGAAGCAAATGCCGCTAGTATCTGGTCAAACTCATCATTAAAATGTGATGCTTCAATGACCGCACCATCTGAAATAGTACTTTGTCTTGTGTAGGTCGCTCCCATTATCTTCTTCCTCCGTTAACGTATTCTAATTCAAATCCTCGTAAGGATAATGCTTTTTTTGTGCTTTTATCTTCTAATTTAAATGCTACCACAAATCCCGAACCTTCTACTGATACTCTTTCAAGCGGAAATCCAGATGAACCATATGCTGAAGTTCCATAAAGACCACTTCCATAAAATGCTGCAACTTGTGCAGAAGAAAATGAATATGAGTCTGGTTGAGGTGTGTCTGTATCATCATAATTATATCTTAGTTTAAATGTTTGGTTTGTTGTATCCATAGCTTCATTAACTTTATAGTTTACTAAAGCTCGTTGCATAGTTTTTCGTATTCCAGGGTCTCCTAATGCCATATCTGGTGAACGATAAAATCCTGTTATTGTATATGTTGAACCTGCTCTTGTAAAAGAGCCTCCAGATTCTTGTTTATATACATATCCATCATAACCACCATGAATTGTTGTTTCTGTATCACTTATAAAAAATGAATCAGTACAAGAAGGTTTTAATCCCCTTAAATCAGCATATTCAAATCCTAATGTTCCTGTTTCTGGATTTGCTTTTAATACAGCTAGTATACCTTTTGCTGCACTTTCTGTTTGTCCAGTTGTTGGATAAAATAATCTATACTGTGATTTATTTCTTATAACTGTTGATGTAATATTATCTGTTCCCATATCACTAATTCTATCTTGAATTTGTTTTGATACTGTACCTAATTCTACGTCACCAATTCTTTCTGTACCTGCAATCGTTCTTAAACCATCTGGTGCTAAATAAATTAAGTCACCACCAAGCTCTTGAATACTTTTACCATCTAGGCATCCTATTCTACGAGTAACTGGTACAATAGAAAAATCTGAAGTTGATGAACCACTTAATTTATAAATCCTATCTTCGCCAAATATAAATAAATCTTCACGGAAAACTTTAAGTCCTACTATTGTAGTATCAACTAATATTGTTCCACCACCTGTATCAAAATCATCTTCTGTATAAGGGCCAGAATATTGAACTGTTGAAATAGCATTTGACATTCCCGCATAAAACATATGGTTTTTAAATGATGATACAAATTTAGGATTTGTTGGAGCAGTTCCACCACCCGTTGCATTAATTATATCAACGTTATACGATGTGTCAATAGAAAAAGCAGCATCTCCGCCTGTTGCTATCATTATTTTTTCTGTGCCATTATAATTATAACGTTCAAAGTCATAACGATAAGATGTACTTTTACCTGTTGCAATAGAAGTCCAAGAACCACTTGAACCTGCACGAGATATAGTACCCCCTCTAGCCGCTAAAACAACATCATTAAATATTGCTGCCATATCGACAATCTCACTTGATGATGATACTTGAGGTACAATATTTGAATTATAAGCAGTAGTACCTAATATTTTTTTATAACCACCTGCTATATCTGGTTCAAAATTTGTAAGTTGTAATGCCTCTCCAGGTCTCATAGAAAATATATCTTTATTTAATACAAGTCCTCCATAACAACTAACAACAGTAGGTGCTATTTGTGAAGTATTTGGCATTATAAACTAACCCTTAAATTTACTCTTTCATCACGCATATATTCTTGTTTAGAAACTAAATCTGAACGTAAACGTTTTAAACCTTCTTCAAATTCTCTATTTGCAATCATTGCATGTTCTGGGTCAGAACGTAAATTATAAACATAATAACTAGCTCTTGAAACAACTAAATCAGCATATCTATCGTCTAAATCTGGTTCATCTCCATAAGCAGATAATTCTGTATGTTCTTTCCAGTATTCAAATACTATTCTATAATCACTTTTATCTGGAATAGGAGTTATTCCTAATTTACCACTTTGTGTTTTATAAACAAATCGTGGTTCAGCATAATTTGTACTTAAATTAGTTAAATCTCTTTCAGAAAAACGTCTTACCCAATCATCATAAGATATATACCTTAATCTTTGTGGGCCTATATTTCTAGATATACGAACATAATCAATATCCATATTTGTTGCAGTTGATGTATTATTTAAAGTTACATAAGTTGTTTGTGCAGTTGCAGTAAAAGTTGTATCTAATACTTTACCTTCTCCAAAATCTTCTACAGTTAATGTTGTACTTAAATTTTGTGTTCCTTCTGCCGCAGTTCCTACTTGTACTTTTAATGCTTGTCCAGTACTATTAGAATCAAATGCTTTTACTTGTATTCTATATTCTGCATCTTTTGTTGTAGAAAATGATTGATACATAGCATAGTCATTTAATCTTGCTCTTCCATTACCTCCACTATTATAAGCACCACTTCCACTTCCTGCTATTGTAGTCCAACTACTTATATCAGAAGTAAATTCGCCGTTAGTAAGTAATTCATTTGGTTTTAAATAAAATGTATCCCAATCTATTTTACGCCATTGTTTATCACCCGATACTGGAGAATTAGATGTTGGTAATGAGTATTCTCTTTGTCCAGAATTTGTAATATGATATGTTTCATTGTGAAGACTTGGAAGTTCTTCTAATTCATTATACACATCGTGTAACCCACGATTAACAAAATTTTTAACAGAAGTTTGTATTCCACGACTACTACTAAAATTAGATGAAGTCATTTCTACTTCATTTAATGCATTTAATACTCTATTTGATAATACTAAATATGTTGCCATTATGCTCCTGTTCCTGTTTTATTTAATCCTGCTATTGGAAAACTTTCAAATTCTACACAATATGAATCTATTGCTGTTACTGATTTATATTCTGTAGGTTTTTCATTATATGCTTCATGTAGTTCATATCTTGCTACTTGGCACTCTTCTTCACTTGGATATATAAATCCATTATATTTAACTGAGGGTGCGTTAGGCATTGAAATAAGCACTAGCATAAACCATATTTTAACCATAAAAACTTTTTATATGGGGCACTAAAGCCCCACTTTTTAATTTATTTTAATTTGTTTTGGTTGCTTTTCTTTTGGTAATTCTTGTACCAATGTTATATTAAGCATACCATCTTTTAATTTAGCATCTTTAACATTCATATATTCAGATAATTTAAATGATTGTTTAAATGTTCTTTCCGCTATACCTTTATAAAGATATTCTTTTTCTGAAGGATTATTAGTTCCCTCAATTGCTAGAGTACTTTCTTTTTGTGTTACAGAAATATCTTTTTCAGAAAATCCTGCTACAGCAAAAGTTAATTTATACTCATAATCACTCACCTTTTCAATATTATAGGGTGGGTAATTACTTGGGCGAAAGTCAGCTATATCGTTAAATAAACTGTCAAACCCCACTGTCATTGCCCGAAATGGGCTTAGGTCTATCCTTGTCATTGTTTGCCTCCTTATTAATAAGCAAGGTTAATATTGTATCTATCTTTTTCTCTAATCTAGATACATCCTCCTTTAAATCATTATTATCGAATAAAGGAGTAATCTTTTCAGTTTTAGTCATATCCCAGTTAGCCATATGATTCCTTATTGAAAAAAGGGGCAAATTAATGCCCCTTAATTTAATTTATTTTATGATGAGTTAGAAGCAGTTTCATCTGAACCACTTACATCACACATAATTGCGTAAACACGAATCTTACCCGCAGTATCCGCAGCACCACCAGTGGTCACATCAAGTGTATCAGCAGAGCCGTACACATGACCAGAGTTAGATGCATGAGCTACAGGGGCTGCATGTCCAGTTGCATTTGTGTCACCATCAACGTATCTATCTGGGTCATCCGCATCACCTAAATCAAAGGTTACTGATGAAGAAGCCGCAGTTAGTACTTCTAAACCTGCGTTAAGAATCATAGTCTCTGCAGGAATGTTCAATGCTTGAATTACATCACCACTTGATGGGTCAAACAAAGAGTTGTCAATTGTGTTTTCAACATAATAAGGCTTTCTTCTAGTTGAAGGATGCCCAGATGTTGAACCAGTTACTTTACTTACTGTTGCCATTTGTATATCCTCCTATTAATCGATTAACAAGTGTCTTGCTTGAAGAGCAGTACTTCTTAGTACTTTTCTTCCAAACACATGTAAGCCTCTTACTATATCAGCAAATGAATCTGGGTCTCTTACTACTTCTGTTTTTGCAATAGCATTAGCAGTAGCAGTAGAACTCATATGTCCATATAATACTTTATAGTAATTACTTGTTGTTGAAGCGGCAAAGTTATTAGTCATATATAATTTAAAACCATTTACTTTACCTTCCAATACGTTACCATTACGTAAAGGTGATTTTGAATCTCCAGTAACAGAAGCATCCATAAGTTTAGCACTTGAATTACCAAGTTGCTCATAAAACTCTGGGGTTCCTAAGAACCATCTGTTATCTGTAGGAACGTCTGCCCCGTGTAATCTTTTAGCTGCATTAGCTAAAATATTTGCAGGGTCTTCTTCTGAAGTACCGAAACCTGTATCAGTTCCAGAACCATCAGAACCGACAGTAGTACCCGCACCGGATACCATTGCCGCAATAACGTTTTCATCGTACGAATCTTTTAGAGCATATGCTCCAGAAGAAGTAGCCAAAGACTCCCAGTTCACATGAGATTGTCTTTCTTCAATATCGTCAACTTTAAAAGCAAACGCATTAGCTTGGTCTACTACTAGTTGCAGTTGGTCATCAGCCAGATTCTGGATGTTGATTTGACCGCCTCTAGTGTAAGAACTTACGCTAATTGTTGGCTCTTTAATAATGTTAACTGTATCTCCGAAATTTTCAATCTCGCCTGCATAGTCAGTGTTAGTAATATCTTCCACAACTGATGCAGTTCTAAAGAACTTTTGGACTTTTTGACTGTATATTACCGGTAGCCAATTACCCGAAGGTAAGTTGTCATAACCGGATGCTTTTGTTATAGCCATTGTTGTCCTCCTATAGACT